ACCTGTTGAGCAGGAGACACCTGTTCAACTTTCAGATGGTGGAAGATTACCACAGCAAACACCACAGGAACTTCCTGAACCTGATCCTAAAGCGGAAGAATGGGCTAGTAAAAACGTATGGTTTGGCAAAGATAGAGCCATGACTTTTACTGCTTTTGAAATCCATAAGGATCTAGTAAATGAAGGATTTGATCCTAAATCAAATGATTATTATACAGAAGTTAATAAAAGAATAAAAGTTGACTTCCCGCATAAATTTGCTATAGGTGGTGATGTAGAAACGTCCAAAACCAATCAGTTGGTTGCTTCAGCTAAAAGAAGTGTAAGACCTGGACGCAACACTGTGAGACTCACATCTTCACAGGTAGCAATAGCTAAAAAATTAGGTGTGCCACTCGAAGAATATGCGAAACAAATAAAACTCACGGAAGGAGCATAATATGATAAAAGACGATACAAAAACTTCACGTGCGAGTCAAACACGGCAAAAGACTGAAAGGCCAAAAGTGTGGACTCCTCCATCTTCTCTAGATGCACCCCCTGCACCTGATGGATTCAGGCACAGATGGATACGGGCAGAGAGTTTAGGGTTTCAAGACACTAAAAATATCTCTGGAAGATTAAGATCCGGTTATGAATTGGTGAGAGCCGATGAATATAAAGATTCTGATTATCCTGTAGTCACTGAAGGAAAATACAAGGGAGTGATTGGGGTAGGTGGCCTTGTGCTCGCAAGGGTACCCGAAGAAATCGCGAAGCAAAGAACTGAATATTTTCAGCGTCAAGCTGAAGGTCAGGACGAAGCGGTAGAACACGATTTAATGAAGGAAGAGCATAAGAGTATGCCTATTGATGTAAATAGGCAATCTCGTGTAACCTTCGGTGGTACAAAGAAAAGTTAATTTTTTAACTATTCCTTATCATCGATTTAAATTAACCGTTTACAGGTAAAACTGTAAACATAAGGAGTAAAACTATGGCTAACAGAAATAGCGCTGGTTTTGGTTTAATACCTACAAGAGTGCTTGGACAAGGTCCAGCAACTGCAGGTTTTGGCCAATACTGGATCGACGCTGCCGATGGTACCACAATATACAACGGAGAAGCTGTTTACAGCGCTGTTGGATCTATATTAGGTGCACAAGGATCAGCAACCGCTGTAACGTTAGGCGTTCTGCAAGGTGTATTCTACACGGCGGCTACAACTTTGAAGCCGACTTGGAAGAATCACTATACAGATGTTACTCCGGCTAATAGTGAAGATACACAAGCGTTTGTTTATGACAATCCGTTTCAAATATATAGATGTGCAAGTGACGATGCAGTAGCAACAACTGTTGCTGGAGCACATGAAGTAATATTTCAAACTTTTGGATTCAATACCACTGCAGGAAGTACTGCAACTGGAAAGTCATCTGCAACGCTAGATATCGGATCAACACATGCGACCAATGATACATGGAAGTTGCTGGGCTTAGCTGAAGATCCTGAAAATCAGGATTTAACAGCAGCTTACTGCTCAGTTAATGTTATTCAGAACTTAAATGAAATCATTGATAGCACGTAATAGGAGCATATAAACAATGGCAATATCAAGAGCACAGCTAGTCAAAGAACTAGAACCAGGTTTAAATGCACTATTTGGCCTGGAGTACAAACGGTATGAAAATCAACACACTGAAATTTATACTGTAGAATCTTCTGACAGAGCTTTCGAAGAGGAAGTTATGTTATCAGGATTCGCTAACGCAGAGGTAAAACCTGAAGGATCAGGTGTTTCTTTCGACGAAGCACAAGAAACCTACACAGCTCGTTATACTCATGACACAATTGCTTTGGCATTTGCAATCACAGAAGAAGCTATCGAAGATAATCTCTACGATAGACTAGCTTCCAGATACACAAAAGCTTTAGCAAGATCTATGTCCAATGCGAAACAAGTAAAAGCTGTAACACCTTTGAACAATGGTCTGTCCTCAGTGGCAACATTCAAAGCAGGTGACACAGTTTCTCTGTTCTCAACTAACCACACAACTGTTAGTGGAACAGCAGTTAAAAATACTTTAACTACGCAAGCAGACTTAAACGAAACATCATTAGAGCAAGGCTTAATTGACATTGCTGGAATGACTGATGAACGTGGAATCAGAGTCGCAGCAAGAGGAATGAAAATGGTTATTCCTTCAGCTAATCAGTTCAATGCTGAGAGATTGATGAAATCTCCAGGCAGAACTGGAACAGCAGATAATGATATCAACGCTGTTGCATCAATGGGAATGATTCCTCAAGGATATAGAGTGAATAATTTCTTAACTGATACAGACAGTTGGTATATTATTACTGATGTGCCTAACGGTATGAAGTTATTTCAAAGAGCAGCTTTAAAAACTGCTATGGAAGGTGATTTCGATACTGGCAACGTTAGATACAAAGCTAGAGAAAGATACTCATTTGGAGTATCCGACTATAGAGGTATCTTCGGTGTTGAAGGTGCGTAATAACTAAATTTAATGAGGCGGCCTTAAAACCGCCTCATTTTTAATAAAAGATGAGAAAATGAAAAAATTCCTAGTACAGATATGGGCTTATGATTATCACGCTAAATTTGAAGTTTTAGCGGAAGATAATGCCCTTTCCATTGAAAAAGCTATCCTTGACAAAATTGGAGAAAAGAGTATAAAGTGGGAAAATCTTGGGAATTCATACCAGGATCGAAAAAGAATAACCTATGAGGAGGTTATAGATGACACAAGAACTATACAATACAAAACGGTCCTTGGAGTTAGAATGGCAACAGGAGCACCTGAAGGAGGGCAAGTATAATATTAACATGTCCTACATTGATAAAAAAATTCAGGGAATTGTTAAAGAAATCATTGCCAAAGAGTTCGAAGAATCTACTCGCCTTAATAAAGTAGATGAATCCAAGGCTCAAGTTTCGATAGCCACTTAAGCGCTGTCAAAAATCAATTTTTTTCCTAAGGATACCTTGCGCTATACTAAAAAATAACGTATAGAAAAATTACTATATAAATTTTAATAAAATTAAATGTAGACGCGTATAGTCGACATGCCCCTAGGGACTACATTTAATATATTCTAGGAGGAATATTATGGCAAATACAACGTTTAAGGGAACGGTAAGAGCAGAATCTGGTCTTAAAGTTTCCGCACAAACAGCAGCTACTGGAGCTTACACTGATAAATTCACTATTGACTCAAGTGGAAATGTAGTAGTTAAAGGAACGTTAACAAGACTAACACCAGCAACAATTTTTAACTACAATTACATTACATGTGCAGCACCTATTGTTACAAATTTAGGTAACTCAGCTGACGGTGTAATGGCAACTGAAGATAAATTTGGAATGCTGTTTTTTGGTCCAAATAACGAAATGTACCCAGCAACAGCACTTTCTATTGGTGCTTATACAGTAGCGGGTAAAACTCCACAATTAGATGGAACAGTTCCAGCAACAGATACAGCTACAACACAAGCTGGATTTGATTTACAGATGGATACTGAAACAGCAGCTGCAACAGGACTAGAAGTAGTCTTAGCAGGTGGTCCACTAGGTGGAAATGCTAATGGCATTACAATTGGCACACATGCAGCTACTATTGATGCAACATTCAATACACCTGACTGGACTGACTTTGATGCTTGTGGTATCGGATTTAGAAAAGTTGAAGACTTTAATGATGGTCACGTACCAATTCTTGACGGAGCCGCAGCTGCAGATGCGATTTATACTGACTTTGCTGCCTTTGGAGCAATGGGTGATACAAACCTTGAAATCATGACTGACTTAAATAACTCAGGAACATCTACTTCGACAGATTGTGGATCTTCAGTTCCAGTTGATGGTCAAAACTTAAGAGTAAAAATAACTCTCTCATCAGCAGGTGTAGTAACTTATTCATTTGTTGTGAATGCAGTGGCAGGAGCAGGTACTTTAGCTGCACCAGCAACAACAGCAGCATTTACTTTTGATGATGGTGATGTTGTAGTACCTTATATCTTTACATCAAGTGACACGGCAGCAGCTGATGTACTTTGGTTAAAAGACTTAACGGTAACTCGTACGCCTGGTGTAAGTTACACTAACTAATAAACTTTAAGATGGGGCTTCGGCCCCATCTAGTAATCTTAATTAAGGAGGGATTATGGCAGACGTAGTAACAGGACCAACTATCTTGCAACAAAATGATGCAAGGGTAGTTATCAAGTATGTAAATCAATCAGATGGTGGTGGTGGAACAACAGTTTTTGGTGATGTTTCAGCAATGGCAAAAGATGA